GTTCGGATATGTCCCGTAGACAGCGGAAGGCTCAGAGCATCCCGATACGTCCGCACTCCGAAGACCCACGGCAACGAGACCACGATGGAGATGGGATATGATACCGATTACGCTATCTTCGTACATGAGAATCTTGAGGCGTTCCACAAAGCACCCACTCAGGCCAAGTTTCTGGAGACACCCATTAGAGAGAACTTGCCGGAGATAAAGCGCAGGATAGCCGAACGCATGGAGGCCGAGTTCCAATGACCTACATGGTCAACGACCTGGCCGAGTACCTGGAGGACCAGAGCCTTGGCACTGTGGGGACGGATATCTTCTGCGAACACATGCCAGACACCTCCACGGTCGCGATTTGTACGGTACTTTACGCATATCCAGGAAACCCGCCGGAGAAGATCGGCGGGGTGGAATGGCCCGGGCTTCAGGTGAAGACACGAGGCTCATTGAGGTCAAGATATTCGGCATTGGACAGGATGTATGACGTCATGAATGCGCTTCACTCGCTCGGTGAGACCACCATAGAGGGAGTCCGATACCTCTGGATAGAAGCGCAGGGTTCACCGGCGTTCGCGGGCTACGACAAGAAAGAGTATCCCGTCTACGTCCTCAATTTCATAGTCTGCAAGGACACAGAGTAGAAAATGGCAATCGGAGTATACGCGAACAAGAAAGTTTACATCGGCGGATACGACAGATCGGGTTACGTCAACCAGATCAACATGGGTTGGAAGAACGACCTTCAGGACTCGACCACGGTTGGCGATTCGACCCGTATCTACACCGCCGGTCTGAACGATATAGATTTTTCTGTCGAGGGGTTCTACGACCCCGATTCCGACGACACGGTCGACAAGGTCATGTGGGACGACATAGCGGGCGAGACCGAGATATCATGGTTCTCATCCGCAGGGACCGCAAACACTACAGGTTACGGGATACCCGCGACGATAACCGAGTATTCACCCGATCTCAAGATCGGAAGCCTGAGGGCGTTCAGGATAAGCGCCAAGGGCTATGGCAAGTCCGTCCGCATAACAACGCTCGACGGCATTGTGACCAAGACCTCCACAGGAAACGGCACTGCCAGAGAACTAGGGGCGGTATCCTCGACACAGAAGGTCTATTCGTTCATCCATGTAGTCTCCGCAAGTGGAACCAGTCCCACGCTCAACGTCACCGTTGCTAGCGATGATGCGGGCGGCTTCACCACACCCACCACGAGGATAACCCACTCCCAATTCTCGGCAGTTGGTTCAGAGGTGAAGAGCACGAGCGGAGCGATAACCGACACATACTGGAGGGTCACCTATACCGTTGGTGGCACAACCCCTTCATTTGATGTGATAGTGGGAGTGGGGATTGTTTGATTGATTGGAGCGATAAATGGCAATAGCCGTAACCAAGACGATTTATTTGACGGTGAATTCGGTCGACCTTAGCGACCACGTCACCGAAGCGAAGCTTGACGCTGGGGCGGAGACGATAGATGTTACCGCGCTCGGCTCTGACACCGGACGAATTTTCAACGCCGGACTGAAGACGTGGACCTTGAATGTCACCTTCCAGCAGGATTACGCGGCCTCGAAGGTGGACGCGACGCTGAGCCCATTACAGGGGGCCGCCGCGTTCGCGATAGTCATGAGGCCCGCGACAGGTAACAAGGCGGTCACCAACCCCGAATGGAGCGGGAACTTCGTTCTCGAGTCATATGAGCCTGTATCTAATAGAGTGGGTGAACTTCAGACCGCCGCGGCGGTGTTCAAGCCTGCCGGTGCGATAACCCGCGCCACGAGCTGAGGTCTGACATGAAGTTCGATCCCAAGAGTCTCACCGAGAAGGCAAAAAAGATTCTCGAAGTAGACGTGGAAGGGTTAGGCAGGATGAAATATGGACAGCTCACCTCAAAGGATTATATATCCTTGACGGGTGGAACCACCGATAAACCAGATATCACCTACGAGCAGAGTATAGAGATGTGCTGGAATATGCTCAACAAGGCGTATCCGGACCTCACCCTAGAAGAGGTGATGGAGTGGCTTCCCGAGGACCTTGAGAAGGTGGTCAAAGCCCTTTTCGGTGAATTGGATTTTCAGGAAGGGGACTCGAACAAGCCTTCCATCTGAACCCCGTCCTTCAGAATCTCTGGCTGATATGCTACAAGTTCAAAAAACTCCCCTGGGAATTGGATGAGGCGACCATTGACCAATTCAACTTCCTGCTCGTCGGTCTGAATTGGTACGCCGAGGAGCAGACAAAGGCCATGAAGAAGAGGTGATATGACCAGACTTCATTTCAATCTGACAGCGAGGGATGAAGTATCCCCCGTCCTCGACAAGATAAAGAAGAGCCAGGCAGAGATGGCTCAGAAGGGGCAGACAAAGGTATCCCGAGCCACCGAAGCACCTCGTAGACAGATGGGACAGATGAGCGGGGGTGGTCCCGGTGCTTTATTCCCCAGGGGCGGCGCGAAAGGCGGCGGGGGCGGGGAAGCTGGCGGAATGACCGGCATCCTCGGTAAAGGAGCCGGAGGAATGATGGGATCGTTGGCGGCCATAACCATAGTTGCCGAGGGGATCCTGAAAGGCATCCAGGCGGTTATCGGGTTCCTCACCGAAGCCAGTCCGATGCTGAAAGGCGTACTCCATATGCTCAAGATCGGCGTCATGCTGATACTCAAACCGCTCGGCGATATGCTCGCGATGGTGCTCATGCCCCTTGCGAGATTCCTTCTCCAATTCCAGGCGAAATATGCCAAACAGTACGGTGAGGCGATGAAAGAGGGCAACATCGGCGGTATGATGGACATCTTCATAGTGATGATCCAAGACCTGGCCGGTCAGATATGGGACGCCCTCGTTAAAGCTATCCAGGAAGCGGATTGGGTCGCTATCTTCGTTGGAATAGGCGAAACGATCTACAACATCATGGTATGGTGGTACAAATCCCTGGGGGAAGTCATCTTCGGAGTAATGAAATGGATCGGTGAACAGCTTTTCAATCTATTCACCGGTCTAATAACATGGCTGGGGGAGAATCTTGCCAAGATTCCAGGGTTGATATGGGACGCATTGGCGGGTCTCGGAACGTGGATATGGAACGGCATAATCGGAGCACTTGCGGGACTGGGAGATATTCTCGGTAAGTTCGGTCAATGGTTGTGGGATAGTATAACCGGAGCGATAACTGGATTAGCCAATATCCTCGGTGGCTTCGCTTCCTGGCTATGGAACAGCATAACTGGAGCGATAACTGGACTGGGAGATATTCTCGGCAAGTTCGGTCAATGGCTATGGGACCAGATCACGGGGGCACTATCGGGCGTTGGGGATTTCCTAGGGGACATCGGTGGAAGCATATCCGATACTCTCGGCATCCACGGCGACCTCATACCTGGGCTTCACCTGTTCGCGGAGGGCGGGATAGTTACCAGGCCAACTGCCGGAATAGTGGGCGAAGCCGGACCTGAAGCGGTCATACCACTGGATAAGATGGGTAAGAGTTCCGTGATGCCAGTCGAGATAAACATCCACGTGAACGGCCCGATCTATGGGGTGAATGATATTCAACGCGCCATAGAGGAAGGCATAGACGAGTACGCCATGAGATTGAGGTTAGCCTAATCATGGCATTCACACTAAATACTACTGGACTTGGAAGCGTCAGGGCGGTGAGATTCGGTACGGTGGAGAAAGCCGACGTCATGGGCATCCCCTTCACCGCTTCGAGTTCTACACTGGTATATTCTTTTGCTGGTGTGGAGAGGAAAATAACGATCATGGGAATATACACCGGTTCCAAGTCCACCATAGACACCTTCATTGACACCATCCACGCATTGGAGGATGGACAGCAGGGTGGCGGTTCTGGTTACACTCTCGCGAGCGGGGCGAGCGACCTTCCCGCGAACCTCTCCATAACGGTTCATTTGGAGGACTTCTCTTTCAATTGGGGCGTCGATTCTCCAAACACGATAGACTACACTCTCAAGATGATCGAGAGGGCGTAATGGTAGTCGAGAAATTCTATTTTGGCGGTACGGAATACACCTCCGCCGTCACCAAAGCCCGATTGTATATGAAGCGGGGAGGGGGGATAGATTATGGAACGCTCACCCTCAGCAGAGCCACCACCGACACCATAGGCGCAATATCGAACGGCGACGCTTTCCAATTCCGCCGGACGGTGACCACGAACGCAACGGTAATGTTCCGTGGGGTCATCGAAAGCATAGAGATCGACGACATCAATTATTATAAGGTAAAGGTCGTAGCGGAGACCGAGAGCTATCAAAGAACGGAAATAACCGATAGTTGGTCGTCCACGAATCTAGAGGCCATACTGCAGGACATCGATGACGGTACTGGTGTGACTGTAGATTGGCAGTGGACAGAGATCGCCATAGATTCCCTTGCGCTCGACAAGATCAACAAGTGGGACGCCATCAAGCAGTTGAGCTACATGGCCTGCATCACCTACTGGAACGACCACAAGGCAGACACACTGGTATTCCATTTCCCATCGGGCAATGACGAAAGCCCCGATCTGGGAACCTTCGTCACGGGGACTCATATCATCGGCGTTCCGAAATGGGAGACCACGAACGAGCATATCCTCAATTCAGTCACGGTGGTTTATTCGGGCGGTTCGGTGCAGGGGCAGGACGCCACCAGCATAGCCGCCTACGGACTGCATGAGAGGACATTGAACAGGCTGTTGTTGACCGATTACGATGACGCGGTCACACTTGCCAACCTAGTACCCACTCTATATAAAGACCCGATCATAACGGCGAAGTTCAAGATAGTCAAGGGCATATGCGGTGAAGACGGCTCCGGATATGAGAACTTCCCTCTGGGATATCATATAGACATCGACGACAATATCAATTACTCTGATACCAAGACCTCATATCATGTAGATGAACTGACCATAAATTACCCCGAGAAATATGATGAGATGGTCTGTTCCGTCAGGGGTGTCCGTGGGTCACTCACGGATGCATACATCAGGGACCAGGGCGCTCGCATCGAACTGGTAGAGCGTAACGTCGATCAGGCGGTGAAAAAAACATCGACCCCATCGTTCGCAAGCATGAACGTAGGCGGAACGGAGGTCGTGGACGCATCTCGCTATGTCTACACACCCCAGCTCCACGTCGATTATATCATCAAACGAGGTCACGCATCCGGAGATAACGATCTCAGATTGGCGCAGGTAACAGACGGACACAGGGTCTGGTTGCGGGCCAGAAGTGGTGGATCTTCCCTCACGCCTACCGGTATATGCCTCTCATATTATGACAACCCATGCTATTTTATCACCGCTTTATCGGGCGGGCTGACCGTCAAGAAGTACACATCCTTCGGTTATTCCTCCGCCTCGACCATATTTGTAATAGACGCATCCGGCAACATAACCACGGTGGGAACAGTTGACGGGGTGGACATAGCCGCCCATGTCGCCGATGGAGAAGCACACTCTAAACCCCCGTCGCCGTATGAGGATGCTTCATGCGATGTCTCACAAGTAGGTGCGGGGACCAGCAATACCGAGATGAACGCCCTCAGCTCCGGATACGTCGCCATCATGCCAGAGAAATTGAGTTATGCCATAACTATCACCGACAGCGGGGCGGGATACATAGATGTTCAGTTGGATGACGATTCATGGGTCAACGTGTTCAGCTCCGCCTCCACCGGCAGCGGTTCCGTTTATTCCTACGACGTCATAAACGTCCTCGGACAAAGGGCGAATTACATAAAGAACATACGCTCTAGAGCAATATCCGCCTCTGGAAACGTCACGGTGAATCTCGATATATGGGGCTGGCAGACGTAGGATGCGCAAGACCTTACAACTGTTAGGCTACTTTCTAGGGGTTCTATTTACCGGATACTGGGTAGATATATTGTTCAAGGCCCAGGCGAACGATTATCAGATAACCATCGCAACAAACTTCTTCGGTGAGGGTTCATGGGAACCTTGGCTCATGTTGGGGGTTCTGGTTGTTTTCCTAATATCCATTCCTTTCGTCGTTCGGGATTATCTTAAATCAAAGTAAAGACGGATCGTATAAGACCTCTCCTCCAAACTCATCTCCTACATATTTCATTTCCATTTCTTGAAATCCCAGAGGAACTTCGTACCACATCTGACAGGTTTTCTCATCGCCAGGATGCAAACCCCATCCAATGACCGATTTGTATGCGTCGTCATAGTTTAGGGGCCGTGGCAGATATTCGGTATCGTTGACAATGATCGCCCAATGATAGAATCTCAGAACATAGCTCGTGTTTGCATCGTTGACGACCTTTAGTTCCACTATCAAATAGATATAACCGTCTTCGGGAATGTAATTGAAACCGAAAGCCTCGACCAGGTCCGTCGTCTGATAATCATAATCATATTTCAGGGCATGGGTCTTTTCTTCCATATCATCCGACCCTTCTTCTATATCATCCGACGTCGGTGAATAGGCAAGCGAAACAACTATCACAACCGCAATCAAAGCGATGACCAAGAACAGAATGGCCTTTCTCATTTTTCCGCCTCACTTTCATTATTCCCTTAACAACTAATAAATATTTGTATTTCGTAATGTATAATATCATGGAGAAGGGAAGGGATATTGACCAGATGGTGAAGGGGAAAATATGGATAGCGAGGTCCGTTCCCCCATCTTTACGGGAGAAGATATTCGAAATGGCCGAGATACACTTTACCGACTTAAAGAGAGAGGTCGTACAGCTCATAGACCAAGTTCCTTTTCTTGATACTTCTCCGCTTCACCCAGATAGTTGAGATAAAAGCGGGTCGCCGTCCTCATGAAGTCGGTTGGTCCCGCAAACATCTTTTTCTCATAGATATAGTAATCCATAAGTGATTTGAGTCCCGCGGGAAATCTCACATTTACTTGGATCTCTTCTTCTAGATTCACTTTCTTTTCCTCCCGTTCCATGCGAACCAGATAGATGCATCCCGAATTAATCTTTCCCCACTGTCCTAATTGTTATCATAATTGATAGTAATATATATACATATGCTAAATTTCAAATTGTCGATTCTAAATATCGTTCTCTGCCGTATCAATGCTATTCTTTCGATAGTAATATGATAGCAATTTATTTATATTGAAGAAGATAATAGCTATTTTGTAGCAATGTGCTATCGGGGTATAGATATGCAACCAGAAAGGACCGTAAGGATGAGCCGAAATCCCTTTGGGTTTAGGATCAGAATCTTTTCATTAGTCTATACCTCCTGCATTCC